TGTAATAACCGTTTGGAAAATTAATCATACTCACATGGGCGTACAATGCGACCCTAGTATTGAGAAAGAATTATCAGAACATTTTTGTTTTTTTGTACCTGGATATAAATTTATGCCTGCATATAGGAATAGAATGTGGGACGGTAAGATAAGATTGTTTGATTATAAACGTAAGACTTTGTACAATGGATTGTTCAAATATTTACTAGAATTCGCAGAAATGAGGGGCTACAAAGTCACCGCTGTAAGGGCTGAGAAGTATGGTTTATTGGGAGAAAGTGAAAATGTTGACCTCGAGGCCTTTTTGGGCCCTCTGGTGATTTCTGGTCACGGTAAAAGGATAATACCCAGACAGTATCAATTAGAGGGACTCTCGTTCACTTTACAGAATAAGAATGCCTTACTATTATCACCGACAGCATCAGGTAAGAGTTTAATCATATATTTAGCTATGAGATGGTACTTAGAAACTTTTGACCATGATGTTTTAATTATAGTTCCTACTACTTCATTAGTAGAGCAGATGTACTCTGATTTTGCCGAATATTCAGCACAAGATACTACATATGATAATGATGAGAATTGTTATAAAGTATATGGTGGAGCTGATAGAGATAATATTACAAAAAGAGTTATAATATCCACATGGCAATCGATATATAAATTAAAACAACCATGGTTTGAAAGATTTGGTATGGTTGTTGGAGATGAAGCTCATCAGTTTAAAGCCAAATCATTAACATCAATCTTAGAAAAATGTACTGAAGCTGAATATCGTATAGGAACAACTGGAACGTTAGATGGAACTCAAACTCATCAGTTAGTATTAGAAGGTTTATTTGGACCAGTACATAAAGTGACAACTACAAAAGCTTTGATGGATGATAACACATTAGCGAAATTAAAAGTAAATGTATTACTATTAAAATATAAAGATGAATATTGTAGAGAAGAGAGGAAATATCAGGATGAGATAGATTTTATTGTAGGATATCAGCCTCGTAATAATTTTATATCAAACTTAGCGATAGATTTAAAAGGAAATACTTTAGTATTATTTAACTATGTAGAAAAACATGGTAAGCCATTACATAGTTTATTACAGGAGAAAATTAAAAATGATAGAAAATTATTTTACGTATCAGGAGAAACTGATGTCGATACTAGAGAGCAAACCCGTTCAATTACTGAAAATGAGGATAATGCAATTATTGTTGCTTCCATTGGTACTTTCTCTACTGGTATTAATATTCGTAAGTTGCATAATATTATTTTTGCTAGCCCCAGTAAGTCGCAGATACGAGTATTACAAAGCATTGGCCGAGGATTAAGAAAATCTCCTGATGGAAGAAATACACAGGTATATGATATTGCCGATGATTTACATTGGAAGTCAAGAAAGAACTATACACTTAACCACGCAGCAGAAAGAATTAAAATATATTCAAAAGAAAAGTTTGATTATGATTTACATGATATAAATATATAATATGGAAACACTAAATATAAGACATTTAAAATTAGTAAATGGAGAAGAAATTATCGGACTCGTAGCAGTGAAAAACGATGATAACTTTATTATTGAACAACCAGTGGCTATAGGTACTAACTTAGTCGGTGGATATTCATTTACTCCATGGTTTCCATTTTCGGAACATAAAAATTATAAAATAGAATTTACACATATAGTTAATCACGTCCAGGTTGCGCCTGATGTGAAACAAGCTTATGTTGATTTTGTTTTAAATTTAGATAAAAGACGTATTCCTATAAAGCAACCACGTTCTTCAGCTCAGATTATGGATGAGTTAGAAGAAAAATTGCTTAAGAAATACGAGGAAGAGCGTTATTTGATGGATGAAGAAGAGGATATTACGATACACTAATTTTACTATACCTCTATCCTCCGGGGATACTATATTATTATATCATACTTTTGACTATTTGTAAACGATTTTTTTCACTTTTTTTAAAAAATTTATCGTTTACTTTTGCATGAAAATATGTTATAATAGATTAATTATGGAGAAAAACTATGTCAGCGAAAGCTAAAGCAAAACCACATTATGTTAATAATAAAGAGTTTTCTCAAGCAGTTATGGACTACGCAGTAGAATGCCATGATTGTAGAGAGAAAGGTAAAGAAATTCCAAAGGTCACAGATTACGTGGCAAGATGTTTTATCAAAATAGCAGAAGGCTTATCACATAGGCCAAACTTTGTAAGGTATACTTATAGAGAAGAAATGGTTATGGATGCTGTTGAAAATTGCTTAAGAGCAATAGGAAACTATAATATTGAAACAGCTACAAGGACAGGAAAACCTAACGCCTTTTCTTATTTTACTCAAATATGCTATTACGCATTTATTCGTAGAATTACAAAAGAAAAGAAACAACAAGATATCAAGTTTAAGTTCATTGAGAAAATGGGTATTGACGATTTTGTACAAGCAGGTATGGATGGAGAAACAGCACAAGAAACTATGGCTTATGTTGATACATTAAAAGCAAGAATCGGTGTGATACGTAAAAAAGATGAAGCTGTTAAAAAGTTTGCAAAGAAAGAAAAAGCAAAAGAAAAAAAGCTGGAGTTATTCTATAAATGAAAGTAGCAATATTAAACGACACTCATTGTGGTGTCAGAAATAGTAGTGATATATTCTTAAACTATGCTGGTAGATTTTATGAAGAAGTATTTTTCCCATATTTAAAAGAACATAACATAAAACAAATATTACACCTGGGTGATTATTATGAACATCGTAAATTCGTTAATTTCAAAGCTCTTAATACAAATAGAAAACATTTCCTTGAACCCTTACGGGATGCTGGGATTTCTATGGATATTATCCCTGGCAATCATGATGTTTATTTTAAGAATACAAACGAACTTTGCAGTTTAAAAGAGCTTTTAGGTTATTTTACTACTAATGTAAATATATGTATGAAGCCCACAGTATTAGATTATGCTGGGTGTAAAGTAGCTGTCCTTCCATGGATTAATAATTCTAATTATGAAGAGTATGTTAAATGGGCAAAGAATTGTAAAGCATCTATTCTTGGCGCACACTTGGAATTGAAAGGATTTGATATGATGCCTGGTCAAGCAAACCCACATGGTATGAATGCAGAAATATTTGATAGATTTGAAATGGTACTATCAGGTCATTTCCATACTAAATCTACAAAAGGTAATGTACATTATTTAGGTTCACAAATGGAATTCACTTGGGCTGATGTTGATGACCCTAAGTATTTTCATGTACTAGATACAGAAACCAGGCAAATAGAACAAGTAAGAAACCCTATTACTATGTTTAAAAAGGTTATATATGATGATAGTAAAACTGATTACGATAAAGTAGATGTTAGTCAATATAGTAAAAAGTTTATTAAACTAATTGTTATAAATAAAAATGACTTATATATGTTTGACAAATTTGTTGATAGGCTGCAAAGCGTTGATACATACGAACTAAAAATAGCTGAAAGCTTTGAAGAGTATATTGGAGAGAATGTCGAGGATGACAAAATATCTCTTGAAGATACTACTTCATTATTAGATACTTATGTTGAGGCAGTGGAAACTGACCTTGATAAAGAACATATCAAAGTTGAATTGAGAAAGCTTTATACCGAAGCTCAAAATTTAGAGGTAGTATAATGGATGCAATGATAATTACATTCGCTGTTGTAGCTAGTCTTTTTTGCATTATGGTATTTGCATTAAGTGGAGAAGGTACTAAAGGAATAGAAAAAAGACCTTACTATGGTCGTAAGACTGGTACCAAATATACAGCAAGTAAAGATAGAGATAAATATATAGTATGATACATTTTAAATCATGTAAGTGGCAGAACTTTCTGTCCACAGGGAATGACCCTATTGAAATCAATTTAGAAAAAACACCAACAACTTTAATCGTAGGACAGAATGGAGCAGGTAAATCTACTTTATTAGATGCTTTATCCTTTGGTCTATTTGGTAAAGCTCATAGAGATATAAAGAAAGACCAAATGATTAATAGTATAAATGGTAAAGGTGCCATTGTAGAAATAGAATTTGAAATTGGCCAAGTACATTTTAAAATTGTAAGAGGTATTAAGCCAAGTAAATTTGAGATATGGCAAAATGGTAATCTAATTAATCAAGCTAGTAATGTAAGAGATTATCAAAAGTTTTTAGAACAAAACATTCTAAAACTTGACCACAAATCATTTCACCAGGTTGTTGTTCTAGGTAGTAGTTCTTTTATACCATTTATGCAGCTTCCCGCGTGGACGCGTAGGCACGTAATAGAAGATTTATTGGATATTAATATATTTACTAAAATGAATATTCTTTTAAAAGAAAGAAATATTAAAATTAAAGATGAGTTAGTTGATATAGACCATAACCTAGATATTACTAAAACTAAAATTGAAGCGGCTGAAAAGTATATTAAAGATTTACAAGAATTAAATGATGACCAAATAGAAAAGAAAAGAGCTAGTATAGAAGTTCATAAAGAAGATATAAAGAAACTATTTGAAGATTCAAAACAATTAGGTGAAGGATTAATGGCTGCTATACAAAGTTCTGAAAAAGAACAAATACAGCAAACTAAAAAAATGTCTACTCTTGAAGGATATGATTTTACATATAATACCAAGATAAAAGAATTAGTTAAAGAGTCTAGATTCTACGAAGAGAATGACCAATGTCCAACATGTGACCAGGATATTGATGATGAATTAAAAGAATCAAAACAATCTACTATCAAAGAAAAAGCTAGTGAATTACAACAAGCAAAAGAAGATTTAAAAAAATCTATAGGTCAACTTAAACAAACACAAAGAGAAAATTCTGACCTGCTTAATCAGTTAAGACAAAAGCAACAAAAAATTAATTCTAATAATGATACCATTGCTGTACATCAAAATGAAATTACTAAAGTTCAAAAAGAGATTGATGGATTACAAAGACAAACAGGTGATGTATCCAAAGCAAAAAGAGAAAAAACAAATCTTAATAGAAAAAGAAATAAACTGACTGAAAAGAAATTAGAATACGTAGAAGAAAGAACATACAACGAAGTGATTGGTGAAATGTTAAAAGATACTGGTATTAAAACAAAAGTAATCAAACAGTATCTGCCAGTTATGAATAGATTAATTAATCACTATTTACAAATATTAGATTTCTTTGTATCATTTCATTTAGATGAAAACTTTACAGAAACAATTAGGTCAAGACACAGAGATTCTTTTAACTATGCTTCTTTTTCAGAAGGTGAAAAACAAAGAATCGATTTAGCACTTCTATTTACCTGGAGACATATTGCTAAGATGAAGAATTCAGCATCAACAAATCTATTGGTACTGGATGAAACATTTGATTCTAGTTTAGATATTGATGGTGTGGATAACCTAACCAAGATTCTAAATACTCTAGAAGAAGATACAAATGTGTTTATTATATCTCATAAAGGTGATGTTCTACAGGATAAATTTA